AGAAAGAGCCTGCTTGAGTTCGGGAGTTGCAAAGGTATTCAGCGCCCTTTGTGCAATCTGCACATTCTCGTCATACTTGGCCCCGCCGATCTCCTTATCAGCCTTGGTAGCATCTGCCCACCCCTGTTTGACGCTTTCCCACTTCTCAGCCTGGACAGCCATCATCTTTGGCTGTACTTCGGTTGCCAGACGGTCAAACAACTTCTGTGCGCCCTCCTGGGAGAGATTGAAGTCTTTGGCAATCGGATTGAAGACATCAAAGAAACCATCGGGAACAATCGCGCCCTCAGGAACAGTGATTGTCTCGTACTTCTCAGGAGCACCAACCAGCTTGGCCGCTTCTGCTTCCTTCAGTGCCAGTGCGTCAGCTGCTGCCTTGACTACCCCTTCAGGACTTGCCGGGTCAAGGTCTCCAGCTGGAGGATCAGCCGGTGGATCTGCAGGCGGGTCACCCGCGGGGGGATCAGCAGCAGGCGGTGGATCACCGGCCGGTGGATCTCCTCCATCAACACCTATTATAATTGCCAGCGGGAACAACAAAACTCGTCTCCAAAATTTACTCCACATTGTTCATCTCCTTTTCTTTCTCCAGAATAGCTTCCAGTATTGCACTCCGTTCCTGCGCTTCCAGTGCCATCACCATGTATTTCTTCGGTGCTATCTCCATTATGTCTGCAAACAGTTTCAAGCCAGTGTTGCGCGTCCCTTCGTTAAAGGCCATCAGATACGGATCATTCGAGAACGTGGGCCGGAATACGTGACTCATTTCCAGCAACCGCCACATCACCTTGCGCCCGCGCTCCGTGTCCATCTGGAGCTTGATGTCGCTAAGTTCCTTGCGGCGTTCGTCTTCGAGGATGCTCATGTTGTCATCCTTATTCAATCCGCGTCAGAGAGGGCGGTGTTGAATATCTTTACTTGGCCGAAATAAGCGTTACTTACAAACGTACTGGCAGTAGACGAACCAACATAAAAATTTGTATCGTGTGTAATATTAGCAGTGCTTGCTATGGTCTGTGACTTCTTTACACCATCAATGAAAGTTTCAACGCCTTGTGTTGAACTAACCCGCACCACAATTTTATGGTTAGTCAGTCCTCTTGTGAATGGAATAGTGGCAGTATCAGCATTCTTTTGTACAAACAAATTAGTAGCGTCTGCATATACTCTAAATCCGGCTACACCTGTTAAAGATGAAATATACACCATAGTTGCTGTGGCATCGTTATGTTGCGCCTCTATCATAATGGTACAATTGTTGGTTGGAAAATTAGTTGCGCTTGGATACAAGTCACTAGTCGCCCCTCTAGGCCCACTCGTCCCTAACGAGGGCATGTAACTTGTGGCTACGGTGCCGGTTTCATATTGTCCGTTTAAAACGCTTCCTGAGATCGTGCAGACAGACCCGCCAGCAGTAGGTGTGAATGTCCTGCTTACTCTGTCTAACGCCCCTGTGCCGACTAGAGGCGCACCAGCGTATGTTCCGGTAAAGGTAATAGTACCAGTACCTTGAAATGACACTGTGTAAGCCTGTGCCGTTACGGTTACTGTCTGAGTGCCTAGTGCGTCTGTGTTAAGAAACAGGTTACTCCCAGCCGGTTCACTCAGCAGACCTTTATACCAAGCATTCGGCAGGACGGATGCACCCCTTGCCTCAGTCACAACTCCGTTGCCGTCTACAGTGTTACCGTTGGCGTAGTCGAACCATTTTGTTATGGCTTTGGTTGTTGTGGAGATGTACTCGCCGGGGTTCTGGTTGGTCTGGTTGGTTACGTCCTCTAATTGACACCAATCAATAGTAACCTGTGTTGCAGTATCCCCCGCAAGTCTTGATATCCAAGCACTGCTAAATGTTGACGCACAAGTTCTGGAAAGTGAGTAAACCTTAGGTGTACTTGTAAGAGTAACCTGTTCAACTGCGCTGCTGATTCCATCATAATGGTGTAAAGATACTGTTCCAGTCCCCGACATCTTGGCTGTTTGTCTAGCAATAGAACCTGCTGCCACCGCTACAGTGGTATGCCGTGTCCCATCATTAACAGCGGTAAGATTAACAATGTTAGTGCCAGTGACAGTACAAGTACCATTCGGCACCCAAGCCGCATACGAGAAGTCTTCAGAATAGGTTAATAGATTAGTAACCGCCCTCAAGCCGGGGAACGAAGGGCTGTCGATGGCTACTTTTTGGAGTTTACCCTCGAAGTCTGGAATATAGCGAGCTGTGGGGCAGGTGTAGGTGTTGGGACCGGTGCCGCGATTAACATCAACACTGTTCTGGTTATTGGCAGAGAACACAAACTCATCGGTTGCATCGCCGCTATTTTTAGTAAGTCCTGTGTTGACAATCATAGTCGTTACCTATTGGCAAGCGGTCAATGTTAATGTCCCTGATCCAGATGCAGTAATAGCCGCAACATGTGTATATCTGGTTGTCTCAGTGCTGAAATACTCGCCTGCACTGGTGGCCTTAAATGGCATATCAGTAACGGCAGCAACAACAGTGCTATCTCCGAACTTCAGAAAGCAATCCGCAGAGGTTAAAACCCTGACCAGTTTTCCAGGCAGTGCTACCCTTGCGGTAGATGCAGAAATTGATAACGTGACTGTATCTGTTGGACAAACGGCTGTTTCTTTCATTGATATCTCCTTTTACTGTCCACCCAACATACGGGCAAGAGCTGTTGTCTCCCCTGCTGGTGTGTCGCTCAACGTCTTGGCAGCGGTTGCCGCCTGATTCATGGCCGGAGCCATCTCCATTAACTTCTGAGCCTGTGCCGCCTTCGCCTTCTGCTCACGGATCGCGCCCACCTCATCCTCTGACCTGAGCATATTGGGCGGCGTTCCGTGCATGTTGGCGTAACTGTCAATGGTCTCGTCCACGTTCAGCTTGTCGCCTGCATCAGTAAATCCGAGACTCAGCAGGTTACCGACAAAGCCCACGACACGCTCAACACTGTTGGTCCCGATCAGCTTCTGAGCCTGCGCCATGATCGAGGTGTATTCAACTCTGATTGCCACGCCTTCCAGTTCCTTGGGAGGTCGCGGAATCTTGCCCTGACGAGTCATGATGTTGAACGTGCGGTCAATGGCCTTGTCGTAGAGTTCATCATTCATGCGCTCAAGGAACGGGCCGAGGATCAGCAACTTCTCCTGATGACGTTCGTCAACCTCTCGTGCTGTCACATTCGGATTGTCCGAGTTGGCGAACATCAGCATCAAGTCTTCATAGAATGCCCTCTTGATGCGGTATTCGATTTCCTTGATGTCGTTGCTGAGGTGCTGAACGCCTGCGTTGTTGACCTCATAGGCAGGACGGAAGGAAGCGTGTTGCTGTGCTGCCAGGTTGTCAATGTAGGTCACGCCACCCGGGACGATGCTTGAACCCGACATCCTCAAAGAAGAATCAGCCAACATCGGCGGACGTGCACTCTTGTCGATCAGTTCAGCCTTGCGCTTCTCTTCAAGCTGCAGCTGCTTGACATCTCCCAGGGCCTGCATAGCCGGTGAATAACCATAGATGTCTTCAGCTTCGATGTCCCATCGGGGAGTTTGAAGCGGAAATTCATCATAACCGGACTCGCGCAACATCATGTGCTCATTACTTGCCGCTTCGTAATAGACCGACCTAAACGGCTTATCCTTGGCATTCAGCTTGGTAATGTCACGGTCCTTGTTCGGTTCAATGAAGTGGACAACCTCGACAGTGGTCTCATAGTTGCCGTTGTCATACATGCCCTTGACTGTGGTTGAAACCTTATCAATCCCGAACTTGTGAACCAGATTCCGCACCGTCATAGGGAATTCACGACACCACGTATCAATCTGATTCTTCTCGTTGAGGGCGATCATGTAGGAGCCAACCGGATACGGATAGCAGCGGATCGTTGCGTCACTGTCCTCTTCGATCAGTTGACAGCCTGTACCATACCCACCCAACGCCCCATAGACCATCGGCAGGGAATTGTAAAAGTTCGACTTGGTGAACACGTCCCGCATGGAGGTCTCAACCTGGAACAGCCACGCCTTCACCGCTGCCGACTTCATGAACTGTTCGTCAACCGTCAACCTGAACCAGGGACGGGCAGGAGACGAAGCGCCGGCCATCATGCCTGACTTGAACGTCCTCATGGCAACTGTGGCCGTGTTGTTGATGATCGAACCGAAAGACTTGGAACCCTTGCTGGTAACAGTAGTCAGATAACGGGCAGTACGAGGCGAGATGAAATCCGTTATCTCCCGGTAATGAGGAAGAAACGAATTGCGCTCATTTATCATCTGCGCTTTTCTGCGCTCCAACAGTTTCCGTAGAGTCTCGGACATGGTTATGAACCTAACAAAGTTTTGGTTGCGGTTGTGGCTGTAGTCGTCACACCTGAAGGACCGGTCAGGATGGTATTGCTTGATGCTGCCCTGCGTCTTGTGCGCTCAGCATCACGCGCACTGGTTACGCCTGCGTCCTGTTGTTCAGGTGGAGGTGGAGCAGGAGGAGGAGGCGAAGGAGCCCCGCCGCCGCATCCGATAACAGGGATCAACAACATGGAAAGTAACAGTCTGAACATGATCAAACCTCCTTGTACGGGTCATACTCTGTTTCGTGCTGCCCCTTGCCTTCGCCCAACGCCCCGCGCATCTTACGAGCCACAGGATGAGCGAACGACAGCAGCAATACGTCGAACTTGCCGGGTGATCTACCGAGCCGCTTCTTGATTTCCTTCTTCGACTCCAGTTGAACCTTGCCGTCTGTCCTTGGCACCGTTTCAGGCGAAAGGATATCGTCACGCATTTCAGGATTCTCAGGGATAGCGCCGCCCGACTTGAGCCACTTCTTTAACTCGTTTGCCATTTGCGCACGTTTGTTCAGCATGCCAGGATCAGACGACTCACCGGCAAACCAGACCAGAGTCCAGTTGCGACCCCATGTCCGACCAGCTGACACAATGCCTGTCCCGTAACCAGCATCCACAAAGACAGCATCGGCGTTCTCTTCGTCTTCATGCACCGCCAGGATGTTGGCAATCTCGATATCGTTATCGTTCTTGGGGATCGTGCGGAGCAGTTTGAATGCCAAACCTTGACGTAATCCGATCTCCAGCATGTCGTCACCTTCCCATGCAGGATCACAGGTCAGGATCTTCGGAGCAAAGTTAAACTGGTCAACTCGTAGGTGCCGACCATAAGCAGCATCAACATCCACCATGGAGAAGAACTGCTTGGCGGACATATTGGGGAACAGACCACGAACACGGACCTTCACAAAGTCAGAATCAATACCGTAATCGTCAATCCACTCCTGAATCTGCTTCTGGTCGGTCAAGGCTGATGTGCGCGAATCAATCTGTTGGGTGTGCCATCTGTGCTTGTACCGACCGAAGCATTCCCTGAACCTGCCAGTGTTACGGGTAGGATTGCCGAATACTGCCCAGATGATCTCCGTCCCGGCATCAGTCAAAGCACCTTCCGATACTTCCCAGATGCTGTCCGGAATAGCTGAACCTTCGTCAAAGATCAGGATAATGCGCTTGCCCTGGTTGTGCAGACCGGCGAAGGCCTCCGTGTTGTTTTCTGACCAGGCCACCATATCAACGCGCCAGGTCTTCTCGTGCTCCGGCTGCACCGAGTAGAGAGCTGTTGCCGTGAAGTGAAACCAGTGCTTGACGATACAGAGTCGATACCACTTCGCCACGTTCGCCCACGTTTTTGTTTTGAGCTGAGTCTCCGTGTTTGCAGTGACTACGCCCATGGTATCCTCAAACGTGCTGAGAGCCCACAGGATGAGCCAAGCAACAAAAGCCGACTTCCCTATACCGTGGCCTGATGCAATCGCTTCACGGATGATTACGCCCACGTCAGCACCAGGAACTTGCAGCTTGATCCCGATTGCTTTTAGTTCAGCAGTCTGCCACTCGTCAGGACCATCAAACTTTTCAAGTTCTCCAATACCCCAGTCAAACGAATAAAGAACCCATGCGTAAGGATTCTTTGACATTGACGCCATGTCATTGATCAGCTGCAGTTCTTGCTTGTTATCGGCCATTAGATCTCTCCCTAGCCGCTTTCATTCGATCAGCCAGATCCAAAGTACCGGATAGTTCGATCTCTTGCTTGTCTCGATACCCTGCATGGTTCTTCAACCAGAAAATAGGACCGGCAGCATTCTTGCCTTCAACTAGTGATTCCTCCACGTTCATCTCTATTTTTTGCTTGGCCTTTTTTATAATGCAAAGAAACTGAGGCTTTGCTTGATAATCTCTCAGTGCTTGAGTTGTCATATCCAAAGCATAAGCAAGCCCTGCGATAGTATACGGACGCTGTTGATACCTCACTGTGGACATCTCTGTATTTCCAGCCTCGTCAGTTGTTTCGGTGATTTTCTCAAACCAGCACGACTCGAAATATTCATCAATAGCGGTCTGCAATAGCTTCGGTGTTGAAAACTTAGGCGGTCTCCCTCCAGCATGTTTCTCTTTAACGACTAAAACCCCATCAGACACTTTGCCTGTGGGGTTCTTTTGCTTCGCAGTAGTAGGGGTGAGCTTTCGCTTCACAATGCTAACCTCTGCAATAAACTTTATTTAACTGTCGAAGAAACTTAAATCATATTTTTAGATTAGAATCAAGGTTTATTTACATCATTTAAAATACTCCCCAACCTTCTTAAAAAACGCATCAGCATTCTGTGGCTTACAGTCTGCATCTGTGAACTGCTCGATCATTGGCGCATCACTAACCTCTACCGTTTTAAACTCTCTGTATGTGCCTGCTAACGTCCTGATTGTGCTGATAGTAGGGAATCTATCTGCTGTTTGAATCAGGTCAATAATCGCATTACCAACCTGATACAGACTACGGTCCTGAAGATATTTCCAGTACGTTTCCGATAGTTCGTTTG